CTGGAAGATATTGCATGGCCATCCCAAAGCAATTCACGCGGGAAAACTTAACCCGAGAGCGTTGGGAAAGGGGCAGGCTTAGTTACAAATTCCACGACGGACAGCGTAAGATCGAGGCAGCTTTTGCTGCAAAAAAAACCCAACTTTTTGTAGGAGAATTATCCAGGCAGTTTGGAAAGACATTCTGGCTTGTGACTAAAGCTTTAGAGAAGGCATTTCAGAAAAAAAATGCGAAAGCTAAAATTGGCACTGCGTTTCAAACGGATTTACTCGAATTCATCCTTCCCACTTTTGACGTGGTTATGGAGGACTGCCCCGATGATCTACGCCCTGTCTGGAAGAGCCAACAAGCTAAGTTTATTGTCCCAAGTACAAAGTCAGAAATAAAACTTATCGGTTTAGACCGTAAGCCTAATGGGATGAGGGGAAATTTATTAGATTTTATCGGGCTAGACGAAGCAGGATTCATGTCGAGGCTTGATTACCTTTATAAGTCAGTCATAATTCCGGCAACGACCCACCGACCCGATTGCGATATTGTCGTTCTCTCAACTCCTCCTGATACTCCCGCTCATGAGTTCCTTGATTACGTTCAGAAGGCTGAAATGGAGGGGGGATATCTGAAGTTGACGATCCGCGACAATCCTATGGTCGATGAAGCTACGATCAAACGATTGATCTTAGAATCCGGTGGGGAACATTCGACGACATGGCGCAGGGAGTATCTCGTAGAGCACGTGACAGACGCCAATCTCGCGATCATTTCCGATTGGAAAGATGAATATGTACAGGCCATTCCACGCGATGAATACTATGGTTTTTACCACAAGTACGTTCAAATGGACTTAGGTGTGTCAGACCACACGGCTGCTGTGTTTTCCTATTATGATTTTTTAAAAGGACAGTTTATTATTGAGGATGAATTCGTGATCTCGGGGCCTCAGATGAACACAAACATTCTCCAGGCCCACCTCAAGCATCGGGAGCTCAAGAATTGGGGTGAGAATTATAAGGTCACTGTTCAAGACAACGAGAAAATATCCGATTGCGAAATTGATGCAGTAAATGAGGCTTGGAAACAAAATACGCCCAAAGTGTTCGTAAGGCTTTCGGATAATAACAATCCACTCCTCTTACAAGACTTGTCCTTGCTCCACGGCATTCATTTTATCCCTACCGACAAGGGGAGGCTTTCCGAGATGGTGAACGCTGTGAAAATAATGGTGAGAGCGGGTGAAATAATTGTCCACCCTGATTGTCTCCAAACAAAGGGCTGTTTGAAATATGGAGTGTGGGACAAAAATCGCCAAAAATTTGCGCACTCAAAAGTCTATGGCCATTTTGATGCGCTTGCGGCTGTGATTTACGGGATCCGTAACCTAAACAAATTTGATAATCCAATCCCTCAAGATTATGGAGCCGATCGTAATAACCAAGTGGTCTTTCCCTATGTAAATGGCTCCCAAAGTGTTAAAGCGTTAAAAAATGCTTTCCGACTGTGAGGAATTTCAATGAAAAAAACTTCAAATAACCTCGAGTATTTTGCAGCCATTCCGCCGGAAGAATCCGATAGGCTCGCCGACGAGATGCGCGAGAAGATCCGCATATGGCGGAAGCATTGCGATGCACAAGGGTTCACATCCCTGTGGTCTAGAAAATTAAGAAATTATTATGGTAGCAGCATTAGTGGAAGCTCCTCCCAAACATTGACACGCGGTGGTTCAGAGGGTGAGCTGACCATGGTCAAAGTAAATGATTTGCACTCACTCATTCAGGAGCAGCTTGTCATTGTCACGTCGCAAAGACCCGCAGGTGTAGCAAAAGCCATCAATAGCGACACGAAGTCTCTGAAAGCAGCACGCATAGGGACCGCGATCGCCGAATATTATATGTCCCAAGGAGGATTTGAGGGGAAGTTCGTCAATGGGACAGAGGCAGCACTTTTGTGTGACGAATCTTTCTTTGAAATTTTCTGGGATAAGAGTGCTGGTGATCCCATAGCTGTCGACCCTGATTCTCAGAAGCCTGTTATGTCGGGTGACGCACTGTTAAGAGTTCACTGCACTTGGAATGTGGCGCGTGATATCGGCGCGACCATTGAGTCAAATAACTGGTACATCGTGTCGTACAAAATGAACAAATTCGACGCGGCTGCTAGCTACGATCGATTCTATGACCACATCATTTCGATCGGTGATGATGACTTGCATCCGCTCCCCATGAATACTATTCCGGAAGGGTCTGACGAAATTTACGTCCACCTTTTAATTCATGACCGTACCCCTTCAGTTCAAAATGGTCGGTATGCGTTAATGATTGGGGATAAAATCGTAGTAGATTCGGCGCTTCCCTATAAAGACTTTCCTGTAGAAAGAATGGCGCCCAGCGACGTGATTGATGGCAACATGGGCTATGCCTCAGCAAACGACATTCTTGCTCTAGAAGAAATAACCGACGCATTGCATAGTATTGTCACAACCAACCAGGTTTCGCTAGGCGGGCAGTGCATAGTCGGACCAGAGGGTGCAAATATTAAGGTGTCTGATCTGGCAAAAGGGGTTCGGTATTTTGAGCTACCACCTGACCTTGTAGACAAGTTGAAACCCCTTCAATTGGCCAGAACACCACCGGAGATTTTTAATTATATTGGAATGCTGAATGAGAAAAAGGGCAAGGCTGTGGGATCCGTATCCGGCATTCTAAGTCAACAAGCTGCGCAAGGTGCATCTGGTTCCTCAATGGCACTGATTCAGACTCAGGCCATTTCCTATAATTCAGGAACGCAGCGGAGTTTTTTCAAAACAATGGGTGGTGTGATGACCAAGCTCATTGGAGTGCTACGCGTCTATGCAGATACTCCCAGAGTTGCTTCCATTGTTGGGAAGACTAAAAGTGCAGGGCTCAAAGAATTTAAATATACAGGCCACGATCTTGGCAGCATCTCCTCAATTGTTTACGAAATTGTGAATCCTATTTTCCAAACCTATGGCGGTCGTTTGACAGCTGCTCAAGACCTCTTAAAAGCCGGTCAAATCAAGAGCCCAAAACAGTACATCAATCTTGTGGCGACAGGACAGGCCGATGTGTTCGATCAGGATGACGAGGCCGATGGCTTATTAATACTTGAGGAAAACGAATGGTTAATGGAAGGGAAACCTGTCCGTCCATTGATCACGCAGCAGCATGCCGATCATATTAAAAGCCACACGAGTCAAATTACTTTAGAGGCACAGGTTGAGGATCCAGATTTTGTTGGACGAGTGTTGGATCATATCCAAGAGCACATCAATCTATGGCAACAAGCCTCTGCATCTAATCCAGGCATTCTCATGGCCACAAACCAACAGCCTCTCATGCCTCCACCTCCTCAGATGCCACCGCCTCAAGTCGGCGCACCTGTCGGAGCACCAGGACTTGGCCCTCCTCCCGTCGCTCAAAAAGCCGCAGGGGTAACAGAGCCTAACTTGCCAAATTTACCAGGGACAACCGAGAAACCCACCATTCCAGGGGTGACGGATGTTGTCTAAACCAACCGAGGGAAACAAATGACTGATCAGCCGACGAATTCACCTGCACCTACTCCCGCTTCTGAAACACCGAATCAACTGACTGCAAACCCATCAGAGTCGGGAGAAAAGGTTGATCAGTCAACCCATTCAGAACCCGCGGAGTCAAAGCCTGAAGAATATTTCGACGTAAAGGTAAATGGTCGAAATATTAAGATGACTCGCCAAGAGGTCATTGACCATGCCTCTATGAGCCATGCAGCCAATGACAAATTCAATGAAGCGAAGCGGACACGGCAAGAGGTGGACAAGATCTTATCGAGGGCGAAATCTAACCCGCTCGAGGCCTTAATGGATCCAGCTTTAGGATTGACCCGCGATCAGCTCCGCGATGCTGTGGAAAAATGGTATTCGAAAGAGTTCATAGAGCCCGAAGCACTCAGCCCTGAAGAAAGAAAAATGAAGGAGTATGAGGAAAGAATTAAGGGTTACGAGACTCAGGAGAAAGAAAAAAAAGAGCAGGCGGAACGTGAGGCTGAGGAAAAAATGACTTCCCATCAGCGGGAATTCCTACAGGGTCAGATCATAGAAGCGTTAGAGAAATCTAATCTTCCAAAAACAAAAGAGACTGTTCGAAAAATGGCTTTTTACATGCGTCAAAATTTAGTGAATGGCTGGGACGCCCCTATGGAAATGATAATCAGGCAGGTCAAAAATGAGAGACAGAACAGTGTGAGAGATGAAGTGTCAAATTCTAACGCTGAGCAATTGATTGACCTGTTTGGAGAAGAGCTTATAAATAAAATTAGGCAACACGACCTAAAACAGCTCCGAGATCGACGCAATTTACCACCTGTTGATACAGACAGAGGGCCTAGAGGCGGGGGCACAGGCCCAATGCCGGGAGAAAGGTTGTCATCCCGCGATGTAAATAACCGACTGAAGGAAATGCGTCTGGGGAAAATTTGACAAAACATGCAAACAAAAATACCCTACGAATCAGCACCACTAGGGTAGTTTTAAAGCCTGGTTAAGCTGAGGGCCATCAACCATAACCGTGAAACTCGGCTGGATTGATCAAGCGAGCTGACTGGCCATTTAAAATCCTATGCGTCAAAATTAACTTTAATTTTAACCGTGAACACAAAGTGTTTACACATAGGATGGATATAAAATGGCTGTAGCAAATGATCCCGTAACGATGGCAGGAAATTTTAAAAACCTCTACCAAGACAGCGGATTGATTAACGCAATTCCTTCTTGGATGATTCTCCAAGATCGATTCCCCTTTGAAGAAGCAGAAGCGGGCCTTGGCCAGTTTTATGTTTTTGGGGTGGTCCTTCAGCGGGAACAAGGATTTACGTACGCCCCTTCGTCTGGGAGCGGATCTGGTGTGCAAACTTTGAATGCGGCGGTCGCTGGCTACATCGGCCAGGCCCAAGTTGAGGGATATGCCATCTACATGCGTAGCCGACTTTCGTATGATGCGGCCGCGAAAGCTTCTCGTGCTGGCAAGAAAGCATTCGCTCAAGCTTATGGTGCAGTATTGAAGAATATGAAGGAGTCACATCAATTCCGTTTGGAATTATCTCTCCTTTACGGCCGAGATGGGCTTGGAATTGTTTCGACGAACACAACAGGTGCATTAGTCCTGACAACTGACAGCTGGGCCACTGGAATCTGGGCAAGTGGGATGAAAGGGGCCCTGCTTGAGGCATTCACAGGCACCGGGGCAACAGTTACGCAGCATGACGGAGATTTGACTGTATCCGGTGTAGCCATTGCGACAAAAACAATCACAGTAACAGGGACGAGTACATCAGTAGTAGCAAATGATGTTCTTTATTTCAAAGGTGCCAGAACAACCACGACTTACCGAGAGTGCGCAGGTCTGTTCAGGATCATGTCAAATACCGGCTCACTTTTTAACATTGATGCTGCGACCTATGAGCTCTGGGCCGGTCAATCCTATGCGGTGTCAGGGAACCTAACCTTGACAGCCATCATGAATGCATCCGCTCTCGGGATGGCATTCGGCTTAGAGAAAGCAATTCTCATTTGTGCTCCTGAGAAATTCGCCCAACTCGCAAGCGACGAGGCAGCTTTAAGACGCTACGTGTCGGACTCCACAAAAACTAAACGTGGTGTGAAAGGAATTTCTTTCCTCATGGGCAATGTGGAAACCGAAATCCTTCCTCATCCTTTGTGCAAACAATCACACGCGATGATGATTAACGAGGATTCTGTACATCGTGTCGGAAGTACGGATGTCACGTTTTCCATGCCCGGCTCGTCTGAGCCAATGACCGTGCACGTCACCGATTCTACAGCCATTGAGCTGAGATCGATGTCGGACCAGGCCCTATATTCCGATCAGCCTGCTGCGATGGTTTTGTTGACTGGAATCACCTAATATTCTATTTCGATTGTTTGGGGACTTATGGCAAGCGACATGTCATAGGTCCCCTTTTAAATTTGAAGGGATCTGAAAACATGAGCGTCTTAAATATAAAAGTTACGACAAAACGGCCAGACAGTTATTTGAAAACTTTGTTTCAGGGCACAAAAGGCAACCACACGATTATTAATTCACTGACAAATTTTTTAAGTGGAATTGCTACAGGATCCGAGAGCCCTGAAAGCTCCACCTCTCCGCTTTCGGTTCATTTATCTGTTCAAGGACAAGCCACGCGTGCAAGTGGAACAATCACTTTCACCGGAGCCTCTACGGCAAATGACACGGTAATTATTAACGGTGCGACATTCACTTGCGTTGCGAGTGGTGCAACCGGCGATCAGTGGGTGCCAGGTGCAACCGCTACAACATCCGCCGCAAACCTTGCAGCCGCTATAAACGCATCTGTGACGGCTCTTGTTGCCGGATATGTCACAGCTGCGAATGTGGCAGGTGTTTTGACAGTCTACAGCGCATTTTACGGGATCGCAGGGAATCAGACAACGATTGCAGAGGGAGTAGATGCAGGATCTAAAATGGCTGTATCCGGAGCTAAGTTGACCGGCGGTGCAGCGGATGCGACAGCAAAAAACTTGAGCTTTTGATTTAAGAAAGTGGTGAGAGCGTGGCTATAGCGGTCCTTTTTAACGGTACTGTTTATTCAATTCCAGAAACAGGTGATGAATCCTGGGGCACGAATCTCACCACTTATTTATCTGCAATTTCCCAAGGCGCTCTTCAAAAGACCGGTGGGAATTTCACTCTGACAGCTGATTTAAATTTGGGAGCTAATTACGGGCTCCTATCGCAATTCTTTTCAAGCCGGACAGCATTGCCTTCGACCGCAGGAATTGTACGGCTTGCGGTAGCGGATTCTATTGGCTGGAGAAACAACGCAAATGGTGCGAATTTACTCCTTGCGGTTAATGGATCCAATCAACTCACTTTCAACGGTGTTGTCCTTGAGAGTTTGGGTGCTTCGATTCCAGAATCACAGGTTACGAATCTTGTGGCTGACCTCGCTTTGAAGGCTCCGATTGCATCGCCTACTTTCACAGGCGTAGTAACCTCTCCTTCTTTTGTCGGTCCTCTAACAGGCCTTGCCTCGAGTGCTACGACCTCGGTGAGTTTAAGCGGTTCGATCACGGAATCTCAAGTCACAAATTTAGTCTCTGATCTTGCTTTGAAAGCACCCTTAATTTCTCCAAGCTTTACCACTCCTGCTCTCGGAACTCCTGCGTCGGGTATAATGACAAACGTAACAGGGACAGCCGCAGGTTTGACCGCAGGAAACGCGACACTTGCAGCAGGTCTTTCCGCAGACATTCCAGAGAGTCGAGTTACGAATCTGGTCTCAGATCTTGCCCTTAAATCTCCTTTGGCCAATCCAACTTTTACAGGAACGGTGGTTATTCCAACTCCATTCACTATAGGAGCTGTGTCACTTACAACCACGGCGACAAAACTTAATTATCTCACCTCAGCTACTGGAACGACTGGAACAGTCAGTACAAATATAGTTTTCTCAACAAGTCCTACCCTTATCACTCCTATACTCGGAACTCCGCAGTCGGGATTGCTAACTTCATGCACAGGGCTACCTCTCACCACAGGCGTTACAGGAACACTTCCTATCGCTAATGGAGGTACTGGACAGACAACCGCAAACGCTGGTTTCAATGCGTTGTCTCCAATGACTACTGGTGGAGATTTAATTTACGGTGGTGCTTCAGGCGTTGCGACTCGATTACCTAATGGGACAGCTGGGCAAGTGCTTAGTTCTAACGGGACAACTCTTCCACCTACATGGATTCCTGCAGGCGGCACCGGAACTGTAACCTCAGTCTCCTTAACCGTTCCTTCGATTCTAAGTGTCGCGGGTTCTCCTGTTACTACTACTGGCACTCTTGCGGTTACACTTTCAACTCAAACAGCGAGAACATTTCTACAAGGGCCGCAATCAGGCTCTGCAGCAACGCCAACATTTGCAGCTTTAACTCCTCCTACAATTCAAAAATTTACATCAGGCTCTGGGACATACACCACGCCTACAAGCCCAGCTCCAATTTATATAATAGTTCAGATGGTCGGCGGCGGTGGAGGTGGTGGCGGTAGTGGAACGTCTCTTACAGCAGGGACTATAGGCGGAAATAGTACCTTTGGAACTACTCTATTAGTAGCTAACGGAGGTTCCGGAGGCCCATCTGGTCTAGGAGCTGGGGGTGCTGGTGGAACTGCTTCTTTGGGTACTGGTCCAATTGGAATAGCTTTGCAAGGTGGATCTGGTAATGGCGGATCAGGAACAGGAAGCTCCACACAATATGCTGGTGGAAGTATGGGGGGAAATTCCCCATTCGGAGGAGCCGGTGTCGGTTCCTTGCCAGGTGCAGGTACGGCAGCAATAGCGAATACAGGATCAGGCGGAGGTGGAGCTGGAGCCGCTAATGGAGCTGGTATCTATTCTGGTATGGCAGGCGGAGCAGGCGGATACGTGAAAGCGATTATTTCAGGTGCATACCTCACGGCTACTTTTCCATATGTAGTCGGTGGTTCTGGGGCTGGGGGCGGGGCCGGAGCTGGCGGTGGAACTGCGGGTGGAGCGGGTGGCTCTGGGGTTATAATTGTAAAAGAATACTACCAATAGGGGATATAAATGTTTGAACTACTTATAAAAAAACTTGATGGCAGTATTCATTGGAAAGAGCATTTTAATACTATTGAAGATGCTCAAAAATGGATAACAGAAGAACAGACGCGCACCTATTGGGACGCAACAAACACTTTTGAAATCACAGATAAAACACCTCCTCCTATGAGTGATGCTGACAAAGCAGTTATTGCTGCGAAAGACACCCAAGTAAATACATTCAAACAACGCATCAAAGCTCTCGCGAATCAGCCTGATCTAACAGCCGCAGAAATAAAAGAAGCAATTTTTAAATATATTAAGATGAAAGTAATGCAGGGAGAATTATGAACGCAATGAAGCTTAAGATTCTAAATGAACTAATTGACCATTTATCAGCATCTCAGGGGGGAGATTTAAAATCTATGCTCGATGAATCAAAAAAGCCAAACCCTTTGGCAAGTGGGGACGGTGATGACGAGGAAGGGCTAAAAGACAAATTCGGGAATCCAATTAAGCCTAAAGGCATTGCCATTGAAAAGATCTCTGTGATGGGAAAACCAAAGCCTGATATTTCTGACATCGTTAATAAGAAAGCGCCTGGGATGTTTCCGGAAGAGCCAGAGGGTGCAGATGATGAAAAGGAAATGAATGATGACGAGCTTAAGGAATTGATCGCAAAATACTTGAGGTGATTGATGGGTAATACCTGGACCTCGGCGGATCTGATTAACGACATTCTTCTCCTGGGGCACGTCCCTACAGGAAACAATACTTTTACCCCTGCGAAAATTTTAAGGCTCGCCACGCTTGAGCTTCAAACTCCTGTCATGAAACAAATTCTTTCGACGCGCGGTGGCTACTATCTGGCCTATGCAGATCAAACCGTGACAGCAGATGGCCTTTATCCCATTCCCTCTGATGCGATTGCAGGCTCTCTTGTCAATATTGAGCTAATTTCTGGGCAGACAATCATTCAATGCAACCTTGTGGATGAGTCCGAGCAGATGTCTACCGATTCTCCGACCTCCACCTCTTATAGTGTTTTCATGAAAGGCAATTTCATCCAAATTTTGCCGATGCCCACTTTTGGGACTGTGCGGGTATGGTACTCCAAGCGCACAAGCGACCTAATTTTGACAAGCGCAGCATCTAAAATTAATGCGATCAATGCGGCCGTGGTTACTGTCAGCAGCATCCCATCGACCATTACCAATGGGATGACGGTGGACGCTTGCGGTGATCAGCCACCTTTCAATATTTTGGGCACTCGGACGATTACCAACATCACAGGCACGGACATCACTTTAGACACGGCGGTTGATGATTTGGCGGTAGGTGATTGGTTGGCTTTGGAAGGGCAGACCCCAATTCCACAAATTCCTGTCGAGTACCGGGTCATTTTGGCTCAAAGAGTTGTTTGTAAGATATACGAGTTGCAAGGCTACGACTCCAAAATGAAGCTCGCGACTATGAAGCTCCAGGAATATGAAAAAGACATCATGAATCTTGTGACTCCGCGAGTGAAGAGTCAGACCAAGACCATTAACGCAATTCAAGGTGGGTTTCTAAGCGGCGCTGCATCACGATTTTCTAAGTTCCCGGCGGGTGCATGAGCCAAAGTCTTACATTATCCTTTTCGGGGATCTTCACTAGCCTCTCAGACTATCAAGGATTGCCTCCTGGAGCCTGCAACATCGCGGACAATGTTGAGTCACGATATAAAAATGTAGCAGAGCCGAGACGCGGTTTTGAGACACTGCCCAACTCAGCCATGAGTGGCGTTTATTTAAAACGAATTTCAAATTTTCCGATTGCTGGAGTCGATCGAGTGGTGGGGCTCACAAGTCAAAATAACCTGGTCTATTATAGTGGGGCTAATCCCTGGCCGGCTATCCCAGGTGATGTGGTCACAAATATTTTGCCACCGGATCCCATCAATGGAAAATCCAGGTTCATTTCTGCTGGCCAAAATTTATATGTGACCGCTCAGGACGGAATCAGAAGCTTATCGTCGGGGCCTGCCTCAACTATGCTTAGGGCAGGGGTGCCAAAGGGCTTGGATTTGAGCGCTGAAACCAACGGCGACTTGGACGGTTTTTTTGGAACAAACGTTGTCACGTCAACCACTGGAAAGATTGCATCAGGTGTTGCAACCATTACCAACTTGAATGACACGAGCGGGATTGAGGTCGGGCAATACGTCACAGGCATTGAAATCCCGGCTACCAGGGTCATTCAAGACATCACGTACAATTCACAGCTTTTCGGTGTTCTGGGCAACGCTATCTCCATTGCGTATGCCACCGGAGGGGTGGCTGGCTCGGAAATAGTGACGGTAGTTGGGAACGCAATTACCGTCACTATGCAAACAGGAGTATCTACAGCAACTCAGATTTCCACCAAAATCCTTGCAAGTCCCGCAGCAGTCGCCTTAGTGGGTCTGGTCATTAGTGGGACAGCAGGCACTGCGCAAACTGCCGTGGGTGCAACGCTCCTAACCGGAGGCTTGGACAATTCAATTCCTGAAGGAACTAAAGTTTCATCGGTCGATACTTCCGAATCCATTATTATTCAAACAGGCACGACCACTGCGGGAAGTGCAACCGTTTCAGCCTTGGCTAGCTCTACAGGTGTTGTTGCCGGAGTCCTAGTCACAGGAGCAGGCATTCCAGACGGTGCGAAAGTAGTTAGCATTTCGGGTGCGGGCCCTTATTCAATTTCTTTGGATACAGCGGCAATCCAAACGGCGACAGGGGTGAGTTTGACCTTCTCCACTCCTGTCGTCATCAACCTTGATCAGAATGCGGTCTCAACTCTTACCTCCACTGTAGTGATCTTTTATCGTGGGAGCCAGGTAGCCTACCGCATGGTTTTTGGACGCGTGGAAAATGACATCGATGGTGGATCCGTGACTCGACTCAGTGCCCCAAGCACTCAGGCGATTGTAACCAATGGAGCCTATCCAACGAATGTAACAGTGATCGGGACCTTGCCCAAGAATGCCTCGAACGAGATCACATTCGTTCAACTTTACCGGAGTGCCCAGACTGCGGACGTGGACATAACACCACTCGACCAATACTCCCTCGTGTATGAGAGAAAATTGGTCGCCAGTGATTTTATATCTCGAAGAGTTACTATTTTAGACGAGGTTCCTGATTCACTAATGGGTATCTCATTGTACACCGGTAGTGACCAAGAGGGTATTTCTCAGGCAAATTTCCCTCCTCCAATGGCTTGGGATGTTTGCAAATTCCGGGACTTTATTTTATACGGCAATGTGACAAGACCCAGCACGTTAAGCTTCACAATTCTTTCGGTGAGTGGAGCTAGTGGAATTCAGATAGGTGACACAATTACAATTTCCGGAAGTTTTTTGGGAGTTGGGTTTTCAGAAGTCTACACGGCGAGTGCCGCTGAAAATCTCGCCTCAAAACAATTCAAAATTTACACTTCAGGGACAACGAGTCAAAATATCTCAGACACGGCCGACTCTCTGATTCGAGTTATTAATTATGATGAGGATCTTCCCATTCACGCTGTTCTTATTTCCACAGAATCGGACCTCCCAGGTCAGATAAATCTAGAGAGTGACAACCCAAGTTATGACATATTCACAATCACGGCGAGTGCTCATGTTGATGCCTATGATCCTAGCCTTGATGATCTTGATTCCGATATTAATACGACTCGAAACGGAATATGCATCAGCAAATCAGGAGAATTAGAGGCAGTTCCTGCATTGAATATTTTAAATGCCGGTGATTCAAGTTCCGATGTCTTGCGGCTCATTCCACTTCGAGATTATGTCATTGTTTTAAAGACGGATGGGATTTACAAGATCCAAGGGTTGACGCCATCTGGCTTGGTGGTCAACCCATTTGACCTCACCACAAAAATTATCGGAGCTGACACGGCCGTGAGTTTGAACTCCGGTGTGTGGATGCTTTCCAATCAAGGTGTTGTGTCTATTTCGGACGGTGGGGTGGACGCCAAGAGCGTTCCTATTGATGACCAATTGAATCGACGGATTGGGAGCTACATCGACAACCTCATCAACTGTTCTTTCGCCATAGGGTACGAGAGCGATCGAAAATACATTCTCTCAGTGCCTGATTCGGACAATGAATATTCTGAGGTTCAATACTGTTTTAATTATGTCACGAGTGCTTGGACAACATGGTCGCGGAACTTTTATAGCGGATTCATTCACTCGGAGGACGGGAAGCTCTATGTCGGCCGCGCTGACCCTTTGAATTTCGGGCTGTCGAAAGAACGAAAAACGGCAACCTATACCGACTACGTGGATGAGGCGGCGGCTAATGTGATTTCAGCGGTGGCGGGTACGGTTGTTACCCTGGATGATATCAGCGATGTCATTGCAGGAGATGTGCTCTACCAAAGCGCCAGTCTTTTCAGTCCGATCATTGCGGTTGATCTAGCGGCAAGCACCGCGACGGTACAGTACGCTGTGGGGTTCACGGCCGGGGCTGTATCGATCCTTAAGGCTTACGAATGCAACATTGAGTGGAAACAAGTGTTCGGAGACAATCCGGCATTCATGCGCCAATTCAGTGAGGGCATGTTCCTGTTCAAAAACACCCGGTTCAATGCAGCCCGAGCGGGCTTCGTGACGGACTTTTCTCAAGCTTTAGAAAACGTCGATTTAGTAGGGTCTGGGACCGGCTTGTGGGGCCTATTCTCTTGGGGTGATCTGCCCTGGGGAGGAACCATCATCCCGTCGAAAATTCGGTTCTACATTCCTCAGAACAAACAAATTGCGACGTACTTAATTCCAAGCTTAAAGATTCAGCAGGGCTTCTCCGACTTCAAAGTGCTCGGCTTATCCATTAGCTACTATCCAATTTCACAGGAGTCCGGACTATGAAATTAGCTAGCGTGCCTTCGCTTAGGACGGAAGATTTCGGAGCTGACCAACAAACTTTGACCTCTAAACTTTTCGTACAGCTCAATCCCTTCATTCAAGCGGTCAATCAAGTGTTGCTCCAAAATGTAGATTTCACAGACAACATTAAGAGTGTCACGAAAGATTATAATATTACTACTTTCCAGCCATTTGATTTGACCTGGCCATTTAGTGGAATCAATCCGGCTGAGTTGAAAGTGATTAAGGCACTTAAAGGAACGGATCAAGTACCCACAATTTTGATGTGTGCTTGGAATTACGATTCGACCACAAAATTAATCACGGTAAGCCGCATGGTTGAGTTGAACGACACTTCAATTTCTACTTTATCCGGACAATATATTTTCACAATCAGGGTTTCGATTTAGAGGAGATCAAATGCCTTATTTTACAGACTACTTGAAGAAAGAAGATGAAGAAAACCCTTCACAGGTGCAGATCTCCGGAGCAAGCCCCACAACTGATTCCTCGGGTGCTCTTTCACAGCAGAAGGGTGACAACAAGGGCTTAGTGACAGGTAGCGGATATCAGAACCTGGACAAGTATCTCACCACGAATCAACCTCAGGCTTTTGGTCAGCAAGTTTTGGGGAAAGTAGGCTCAGAGGTCGGAGCTGTCCAGCAAAACATTGGAAAAATTGAAGGCGCGAAATCTCAAATCGCGGAACAAAATAAAACTCCAGAGCAGGCCCAATTGAATGCCGCCATTGCTAACCCAACAGGTGCAAATGCCGAGACATGGCAGGCTTGGCAGAATCAGAAATATCAGGGGCCACAATCCACGGCCGATGTCGGTGCATATAATCAATTGGGATCCGCGACTCAGAAAGCTCAAACGAGTGCAAAACTTTTAGGAAATGAAGCAGGGCGGTTCACTCTCCTGGACAGCTACTTTGGCAGGCCCAATTATAATTTCGGCGAAAAGAGTTTGGATAACTTGATGCTTCAAAATGCCGGTGTCGGGCGACAAGCTCAGGGCCTACAGAATCAAGTCACAGCACTCAAAACAGAAGGCCAGGAGGTCGGTAAAGGTCTCCAGAACACGATCACAGGAACCCAGGGGCAAGTAGCCGCAAGCCGAGCTGCAACCAGAGGGGCAATCGGGATAGGCGAAAATGGCGAGGTTTTAACCGGAGACAAGGCCGGAGCTATTGGTCAGCAATGGAGTGCAGTTGATCAGGCACTTGCAAGTCAGAATGCGGCAAGACAGGCAGAGAACGCTTCTATTTCAAGTGGTTTATCGAACGGTATTTTGAGCCCTGAACAAATGGCAAAGTTCGGATTAACTGCCGGTGAGCAGACTTATAATATCAACCCAGGATCTTATTTCACAGCAGGTGCGGATCTTACAAAGAACCAAGTGATGACACCTGAGCAACAAGCAAGAATCCGTGCCCTAAGTTCTATGGCAGGCATCACTGATACTTATGCTACGGGTGATTTGTCTGCCAAGAGTGATCCTTATAGTTTCAACACAGCTCAATTCAAAAATGATGTTGGCGGTGCTAAGTCTGCTTATGAGCGAGAATCCGATGCATTATTTAAACAAGTAGCTGATCAAGATGTACGTGACGATGGAGGCGATCCAAACGTTGCAGACGATCCTTATCAATATGCTAACTATTTACGTGGTGTTGTAGGGGGTAATGATTACAACGGATTCGCATCCTCGGATGTTAATACTCAAAACGCTTTGAAAAAATACAACGCAGCAAAAGCAGCACTAGATTCAAAATATGGTGTTGGAAATAGTATAGGTCCAACAGGTCGAACAATGGGCGGCATCAGGAGATAAAATGGATCCATTAACAGCTAGTTTAGCGGTCGGAGCAGTATCTGGTATTGGTAGTTACATTGCTAATCAATCCGCAAATGACAGGGCCAAGGCACTACAGGACAAGTCATTCCAACAATGGATAGCATTGAATGTCCCAGACCCAGCTGAGCAGAAAGTCGTCTTAGATAAATTTGTCTCGCAAGGAACTTTGGATCCGAAGCTTCAATCAGCTATCGCACAAAATCCCAGCGAGTTCGAAAACATCGTAACCAACGCTACTCATAAAACGGCTCAGAATAGAGCGTTGAGTGAGCTTGAAAATGTAGGATACGAAGGAGGGTTACGACTCCAAGATAAGGCGGCCCTCCAAGAAGCTCAGATGCAGGGGCAACAACAAGACCGTGCAGCCAGAGATAATATCGGCGCTGAAATGGCACGTCGTGGAACGAGTGACAGCGGTTTCAATGTGGCCGCCCGTCTTCAAGGTCAGCAAGCCTCCGGCGACAGAAATGCTGTCAACTCGATGAAGGTTGCGGCCGGTGCCCAGGATCGTGCTCTCCAAGCCATTATGGGTGCAGGGACACTTGGAACGCAATACCGAACCCAAGAATTTGGCGAGCAAGCACAGAAAGCCGGTGCTGCGGATCGAATCGCTCAATTCAACACAGCAAATTTACGTGACGTGAACGCTGCCAATATCGGAGCTCAGAATCAAGCACAGGCGACTAATCTTTCGAACGCTCAACAGCTTGCAAATCAAAACACGTCGCTCGCTAATCAGCAGCAAATGTACAACAAGGGGCTCGCTCAACAACAGTTCGAGAATCAGGCGAAAAAGACGGCCGGTATGACAGGTCAGTATGGCCAGCAAGCGGGGCTTGCACAACAACAGGGCCAGCAAACTGCAAACCTCATTGGGAGCATTGGAGGAGCGGCATCGGGTGCGATTGGACAATATGGATATAACCAAGCAATGGCCAAGAATCAAACTCAGGCAGCTCAGACACCACCTACTTATGCTCAATTAGATGACTATTTTGCGACCCAGAAAAAACGTGAACAAGCTGGGATGGGGAGTGCTTAAATGCGTTCAAATTATTTCAGTCAAGACAACGACGATTTTTTGAGTGATGAGGAAAGCCCTTACTCCACCATTTCCGACCGCGTCCCTCTTGAGGATGTTTCAGGGCTTTCGGAATCTAGAGACCTGCTTGCAAACGGGGGTATATCTGCACCTCCCACCATTTCAAACTATGGGCCAAATCCCGCTGTAAAAGCCGCCATTGCCCAAAGAACACTTGCATCGAAACCTAGAACCCATCCACCGGAAGTTCCGAGACACGGAGAATATTCAACCGATCCAGAGATGCAGCAATACGAGGTACAGCAAGCAGAGGTCGATAAACAAAGACATGCGATGCTCGGTGCAAATCAGGCGCTTGCTATGGGACAGATCGGTGCACAGCTAGCGACTGGTGGACAAAGTGAATATAAAGATTCAGGAGCCTCAGCTCTTACCCAAAAAGCCGGAGCTGAAATGCTTAAGGGTAAAGAGGAGGACATGGATCGGCGGAAAAATATCATGAACGCGATTGAACAACGGAAATCTCGAGAAGGTATTCGTTCGGAAAACGCTCAGAACAGAGCTGCTGCAATGCAGATGACTCAAAGCAATAAAATAGGAACCGATCAGGACAAAGCCTATACAACGATGAGGCATGATCTTGAGTCCTTCCGAGGAAACCAAGCCGCCCAACAAGCAGCTCTCAAGATTCAAAACGCTGACACTGCTTTAGCAATTGTTAAGAACAAAGATCCCAACACTTTATCAACTCAAGATTTGAACTTACTCGCGAACGAAATGGGAAAACTAGCCTCTGGTGGCGTTCCTGGAGAGCACGGCGTTCAAGCGATGATGCCTAATAATCTTCAGACAAAATTAGCTGAAATGCAAAGCTTCATTTCAAGCAAACCGACCGACGCTCAAGCGGGTGAGTATATTAAAAGGAATATGGCTTACCTTGATGAAATGAAGCAGGTCGCTCAAGGAACTTTGAATTCTTACCGATCTAACATTGCCAAAGGTTATAAGAATCGTGTGAAACCTGAGGACTATGCCTCGGCCGCTACTGATTATGGATTTGGGGAAGCTACTGCCCATAAAATGACCGCAGGAGCTGAAAGCACTTTTCCAAAACAAGTGAGAAAAGACGGGCATGTGGCTACGGTGTCAACTCAAGCGGAATTTGATGAAGCCAGAAAAGAGGGCTTTCAATAATGGGATGGCGCGACACGATCCAGAAAGACACTCAGGAAGCTCTTGCACCCACTCCCTCGTGGCGGGACACGATTAAACCCGAGGCACCCATTGAAGCCCCTTCTCTCGAAACGCGAGCTTTAGACAAAGCCAAAGAATTTGGACGTTCAACTATTGAGAATCTGCCTGCGCTCGGAGCGATGGCTGGGGGCACGATCGGTGGGGTAATGGGATCAGGCGCCGCCGGAATAGGTGCAATTCCTGGTAGTGTAGCCGGTGCAGGTCTTGGAGGTTATGCGGGAGAAGCTACAAAAAATCTCATCAATACTTATATGCAACCTAAGCAAGCCCCAAAAGGAACCGAATATCTAACCCAACCATTGATAGCCGGTGGAGGAGCCGCAGCCGGAGAATTGCTGGGTCATGGGATCGGTGCAGGATTAGGAGCTGCCGCCAGAACGATTGGCCCAAAACTTACCCCGGTAAAGGAATTCATTAGTAACAAAATGGGTCAGGGTAGCGATTATCTCCTTAAGAAAACTGGAAAAGTTTTGAGCAATATTCCAGAGGAATATACCGGGGAATATTTGGCCAGAAAAGGGGAATTAAGCCCAAGAAGTTCTGAAGAAATAATGGACCAAATAAGTGGGATACACGGTGAGCGTGCCCATGCAGTTGAACAAGCTGAAAAAGGTGTTGTGAGAAACAAGGAAAATGTTGCCCGAGTTGAACAAGATTTGAGTGAGCGCATTGCCGATGCGAAATTCAAATCAGGAACTGAAATATCACGAGCAAGCGATGATTATCAAAATGCTGCGCGAGGAGTTCAGGAAAAACTGAAAGGCAAAAGTGCTGCAGGTCTAAGGGATGATGTCTTAGAATCTATTGATGCTTTGAAAGATAAGGTTACTGCAGGGAGTGCCGATGCGTATGCGATTTTAGGAGATTCTCAAGGATCTTTAAGCCTGGGCCCCGCTCTTCAAACTTTGGACAATGGAATGAACCAACTCCAAATTGGAGGCCAGGCTATTTCTGATTCAGCAGTCAGTAGCTTGAAAAATCTCTCCAACTTGAAAGGCAGGCTTTCAGAGTTGGGTGGGACAATTACCTACCCAGAGGTAAAGGGGATCCTTCAACAGTTGGACAAGGATATCGACTATAAAGGTATTGCAGGGGAGTACTATCCCGAGGCCCAGGCTGTAAAACGACAGGTGAGACAAGCGTTGGATAGCGTCTTAAAGGCCAAAAATCCAGATTACGCCAAAGCTATGGCTGGGGTCTCTGAAGACGCGGGCCTTTTGTCCGAACTTTCCAAAAGCTTTGGCACTGAATCAAAAGCTCTGGGAAAATTGAATCAACTCAGCTCTGATAAGGGTCGTTTAATTGATTTGCCCTTACTTCAAAAATTAGGACAAAAAACAGGAAAAGATTTTACCCCTTCTATTGATGAATACCTGGGAGCTCAGGATGTTTTAGGCAGCCCTAGTAAATTAAAAGCGCTCAAGGAATCGACCCCTGAATTTAAAAAATTACAAGACCTCGAAGAGAAGCGAAGCCTATTAATGGATCCTGCATCGAAGCGTGCCTTAGAAGCCCAGATCACAAGCGGGGCTGAGCGCCAAGGGCTAACGGAGGCCGAAAAGAAGCTTGCTGAATCAGAGGCAGCTTTTGAACCTGTTCGAAAATTTGGCCAAGGATCTGTGCAAGCCAAGATGAAAGCTTTGATAGGGGCGAGGAACTTTGATGCTAAAAAATTGTTCTCCGATTTAGATCAAGCAACCGGCAAGAAATTTTCCCAGGAAGTAAAAGATCGCGCAATCATGGATGCTTTCACAAAAGCAGATACACAAGGCAGCAGAAAAACACTTTTTGGGACTGCTGCTGGGAGTGCATTAGGTAGCCCTGTTGCGGGTGCTAGCATCGGGTTTACTTTGGATAAGTATTCAGGTCAGGTTGTAAAATCTCTCCTTGATGGAAAAATAGCTGCATCAAAAGCGAGAGAAATGTTAGGAAAAACGATGGGAAAATATGCCCCAGCTATTGTCACCGCAGCACAGCAAGGCCCTCATGCTATGGCAGTCGCAGGGACAATCCTCGCTAAAGACCCCGAATTTCAAAAAATGATTCAAAGGAATGCCCCGTGAGCGACGAAACAAAAGATACCCAAGATTCTGACGATAAACGTCAACTTGTGTTCGTGTGGACAGAAGACCCGGAACTTCGTAAAAGGAGGGTAGGAGAGTGAAATCCCTATGGACATGTTTTTTAAAATTCTTGCCATTATTTTGACTCTAGGTTCTGGAATCCTTATTTTTGGATCCATGTTTATCAATCGAAAATCCCCCCTCCAAGACTCTTTCAATAAATCTTATCAAGACACGAATATTTATTAAAATATTCATTGACTACTAAATAAATAATATTCACAATTAACGCATGTCAATCGTAAATCCAAAAAACCGTACGGTTAAACGCCGTGACGTGGGTATTGCTGCGGGAGTTGTGGTCATTTCACAGCTGATTTCCGGTGTTAATTCCACACAAAATGCTACCAATACCTTGGAAAAGTTCAAGGATGAACTGAATCGTATTTCAGTGGAGAGGGAGCAATATTTTGTTAGGAAGGTGGATATTGTGCCCATGAACACGAAATTAGATATGGTCAATGAGCAATTAATAAGACTGACTGAACAAGTCGCCTCTCTAAAAAACTATGTCAAACAGAATTATGTGGGCTTAGTGATTGAGCCTATCGAATCACCGATCAGGAAGGTGAAGCTATGAGCTTGGATGCAGCCACCGAAAAGAGATTGAAATTAGTGGTGCCAGAGATCGCTATCCTCTGGAGGCGTGTTGCTGACACGATGTGGGCTATTCACAAAGTCCAATTGAAGGTGGCCTGTGGCTACCGATCATTCGCTGAGCAATGGAAAGTCTATGGCCAGGGGCGAGTGAAAGATAGGGCAGGCAATTGGATCATTTGCGACATTAGACAAGTGGTCTCCTATGCCCTTCCAGGGCAGTCATACCACCAGTATGGCTTGGGAATTGACAGCTGTTTTGCGGGAGCCGATCCTTACTTAGAACGAATCAATAAAAAGGACGCGGCGTTGTTGTGGGCTGAGTACGGACGGATATGCAAGGCACAGGGGCTCGAGTGGGGCGGGGACTGGAAACATCCGGACAGACCTCATTGCCAGCTAACGTTCGATCTCAGCCTCAACGATCTCCAAATCATCTATGAGAATTCCGGAATCAATGGGGTGTTCAGTCGGTGCAGTGCAATTGCTAAGTGCGGTAGCGAAGTCCTAACGTAAAACAAGGAGAGAATGAATATGTTAACTGCGGTCAATGTAGCTTTATTTTTTGCGGTCGCTTTTGGAATCTCAGAATCACTTGCCCAAATTCCTCAAGTAAAAGCTAATTCAGTATTTCAAGCCATTAAGAATATTCTAGGAATGCTCAGTGGAAAATCAAACAGCTAATCCTAGTTTGCTAAGTGCAATTATTGCGCTTTTGTCGGCCCTCCCCAGAATACTTTCTCTAATCGAGAGAGTGGGGAGGGCCTTAAGCACGGCCGAGGGGCGTGAATGGTTAACTAAATTTGAAGCCACAATTGATGGCCTCGAGAAAGCAGCGAACAAAAATGAAAAGATTCAAGCCGCTCAAAATGTTGCCGCTGCTATTTCTACTCTCTAGATGTGCCAGTGTGGACGAAAAAAAAATAACCTCAGGGCCTCATGTAGTCAGCTGCATAGTGGACAGGTCGGACGGAGGATACCAGTGTGCAAGTATTGATCGTGCTCCTTCGTTCGTTGCTTTCAAAGATGCTGACGACCTCAGGTGTGTCAGTCCAAGTCAACTTGAGCAGTTTCTTAAAGCCTGCAAAAAAAAGGAAGTTGTAGAACTTAATTTTTGTAGCCAAGAATGTGTGGATAATTCGTTTTGTGCGAGCCCAAATGATTGGAAGCGAATAGGGGAAAGGTGTGCTCAGTAAACCGAGAGCCAATAATAGAAAACGGTGTGATTCCTGCGGCAAGGGAATGAATCTAAAAGATGAGGACATGTGCGACCGATGCGACCGAGCTTTAGAGAAAAGCCAAGAAACCGAAATTAAGGCGCGAGAGAAAAAACACGCAGCTCAATTTAAGTGTAAAAAATGCGGCAATGGCTTACCTCTACATCGTGCCCGATATTGCATGGAATGCATTCCCGACCATGCCAGCTCAAACGGTATCAATCGTTCTATTCCGGTCGATCTCGCGGATGACGATTACATGTACTGTTGAATTCTAAATGATTTGGGTGGGGATTCAAGATCACTGTAGATCTTAAAACATAGACTAAATTTCAATCCTAAGTTAAATTCCAAAAAGCAAAAAAAATGCCCCTACCGTGAAGTAGAGGCATCAAATTTAGTCTTGTTGGCTTGAACGACTTCTTAGCGGGATGAATTCAAGCTGTGAACTGGTTACGAAGATACTCTACAAAATATATCAGTAGGTATCAAGTCAATTCACAAATCGCTCTGACAACGCGATTCCTTAAGACAAAACTTAAAGGAAAACGCTTTATATGACGATGGTTAAAACCGAAGAAAAAACTCGCCAAAGACTAATTTTCTCTGCCGGGCAATTCGTAGAATGTAATATAGCTTCATCTATGACTAAAGGACTCCGAACATATGAAAGAACCAATGGCAAAGCCACGCTCAGCCTTACAGCCATAAGTAAGAAGCATGAGTTACCTAGTGGAAAAGATCGCTTACTATTTTACTGGCTTAGAACTCAGGCCACTATGAACAAATCGCGCATAATAGATTTCCCAGGAGTGAACGCAACGCTTGAGGACATGAGACAAGAAGTGAATGGCAGAAATGCGAATTGGCTAAAGGACTCTATCCTTAGATCACATCATACCCACATCTATTATACTAAGGGTGATCTAATGAAAGGGGGCTCCTCTCAAGGGGAGCTCATCATTCCCAAAATTGAAGGGATCAATTTTGAAGAGAAAAGAAAGCATCAGAAAGGAAAGCTCACTGTAAGTGAGCATTTCTATGATGGGTCAAGCATTCCGATTGACCTTGAGGTCATTCAAAAACTTGGCAGATGCTGGATCGGAATGGACATGTATACCTTCGTCAATAAGCGGCTCTACTCTGAGAAACAAAGAGCTGGCAGAGACATTTTTATAAAGCCAGAAGAGCTTGCAAAGCAGTTCGGTTTTAGCCCAGACACTCAGCCAAAGGACATTAGGAGATACTTTGAAAGAGGGATAGATGCCCTGAAGGATGTTAACTATGCCGCAATCCCATACTTTAATGAAAACAAGACCTTCGTCATTCCTTATGTAGAGCTGCGTTCCATTTTAACTTTAGAAGCTCAAATAGCATTTGAAGAATTAGATGAACGTGCTGGTCAACTATAGGGCTTGTCCACACCCTAAAATAAGTTATCCACATTATAATGGTAAATATCAACAAATATGCAAATTGTAATTTCAAGAATGTACTATCTGTCACCCGGAATGTACTATCTGTCACCAGAGAATGTACTATCTGTCACCCGGAATGTACTATCTGTCACCAACATGGCTGGAGAGCCGCTACCAGTGGGCTTCTCCAGTCCCTTCCTGAATCTTTTCCTAAATTTCCCTGAATATCTCTCCTAAATGGGGAGGGAGCGGAAAATTTTCGATTCTCTCAAGGGTGGGATCGGGTAAGTAAACCAAACCGCTTTACACCCTAATTTCTAGACTTTTGACGCTCGCTAGCCTATAAAGACCTAGTCCGACCAATTACAAACCACTTAGAAACTTTGGTGTCAGTTAGCCCTTGAGATCTTCCTTGGTCGGATGGATGTCGAGGGCTTTTTTTTGGAGTGCATATGAAAACAATTAATCAAAGGCTTGCCGTCGGGATGCTCTTGGCTTTAATGAATCCGAAAGATTTTAAGACAAAAGGGAGAGCGATTTTTTCAGATTCTGAATTTAAAGAGATCAATAAATTTTTGAGTAAGAAACCAAGATCTTCTAAATCTAAAGCCAAGGCGAGCAAATGAGCTTGCCAGCCATCGTTGAAAACTTCGCACCCCACTGGAAGATCCTTTCCAACGCGGACTACCACGCAGACAAAACAGCAGTTAGCTCCACAGCCCTGAGAAGGGTCCTTAAATCGCCGAACTCCTTCTTGGTGGGCCAACGTGGTCAATCGATGAAAGAAACGCCTGCAATGGCATTTGGGAGCGCAGTGCATGCGGCCATATTGGAACCCGAGCTATTCAAATCCCATTATGTTATCGCACCAAAGTTCTCAGGTACTGGTAGCGTGAAAGCTAAAGCGGATTGGCGGTTAGAACTCCCCAAGGATGCTGTGATCATGGATGAGGACGACTACAACGCAGTCCTGGAGATAGTGAACTCAGTTATGAAGCGTAGGGACGTGTGTGGGATCTTGAAAAGCGGCAAAGCTGAGCTATCGGGCTATTATGCGGACCCAGAGACCGGTATCCTCTGTCGGATCCGCCCTGACTGGCTCAACATGCGTGCAGGGGTGATGCTGGATGTTAAAACAACTCAGGACATTCAGCTAGAGGAGTTCTCCAAAAGCATTTGGAATTACCGCTACGACTTCCAGTTTGGATTCTACAAAGAGGGCATCGAGTTAATCACTGGACGTGACGTTGACTCGTTCTTTTTGGCGATTCAAAAGACACCCCCATATGAATGCGCTTTATACCTCGCTGATGAGCTGCTAATAGAACGCGGAAAGTCTGATTATCACTTAGCCCTAAACAAATTAAAATCGTGTTTGGATAGTGGGGTTTTCGAAGGGTATCAACAAGGGATTCAGGAGATAGGATTGCCAGCATGGGCGTAAATTTCGATGAATTGTTAAAAGAAGATCCGAAAAGATTAATTAAATTGGCTAATGAAAAAATAATTAGCAAAGAAAAGGTTTTTGATTTGGTAAAATATCAGGCGAAACAGATAAAAAAGTTAACTGATATAAAATATTGTCACGCTTTAGAAGCTGTTTCCAAAAATTATGGATTTAAAAATCTTTATGCATTTTCAAAATGGAAAGACATTTGATTTATATGGCTTTTGTGTTAAAAATTCTCAAACAAATGAAGGAAAAAAATAATGAGTATCGTAAAAAGTGAATCAAGAAGTTTAACCCCACTCGGAGCCTTGCAACAGAGCTTGAAACAATATTTGCCGGAGTTTCAAAAGCAACTTCCTTCGAATGTTGATCCTGAGAAATTTCTTAGAATCGTTTTAAATACCGTAGCGATGAACCCAGCGTTTTTGAAATGCGATAAAGCATCTCTTTTTGCTGCTGCTGCGAAATGCGCAGGCGATGGGTTGTTTCCAGATGGACGTGAAGCCGCGATGATCCCTTATGGCAATCAATGCCAATATCAAATCATGATTTACGGGGTCTATAAGAAGGCACGTAACTCAGGAGAGATTGCACTCCTTTGCGCTGAAATCGTATATCCAGGTGACCATTTTAAATTCGGTGTCAGCAGTGAACGAGGAAAATACCTTGATCATCAACCCAAGTTTGATTCAGAGAGAGATGTAAAGGACGCCATTGCTGTCTATGCACTTTCCAAAACCAAAGACGGGGAATGTGATTTCGAAGTGATGACTCGGCAAGAGATTGAACACGTAAGAAATAAGTTTTCCAAAGCTGCAAAGGGTCCTGCTTGGACTGACTCTTGGGGAGAAATGGCCCGTAAGACTGTAGTTAAGAAGCTTGCCAAACGTCTCCCAGCCTCTTCAGATGACAAAAACGATCTTCGGAAAATGCTCGACAAAGAAGACGAAAATTACGACGCGTCTCTTTCTGTTCCTAAGAGTAAAGCCGAGGAATTTACTGAAAAGTTCAGTAATATGTCTTCAGTTTCTGACGCTGAAATCGTTGGTGAGCAAGTGAATGAAGTCGAACTCGAAGACGTCAAACACGAGCCAGGATCTTTCGGCGCGTTCCAGGGTACGACTATTGAGTCGAACAATGGAAAAGTGATTAGTCCGAATTAAAATGAAGTGTCAAAATTGCGGATCCGTTTATCATTCACGCCGTAAAACCTCGTGGGTTCAGCCCGAGGATATAAAGCGTTTGCACGTAGTGCAATATCCCTGTACTTCCACTCCCAGAGCCTATATACAGCCAATTCGTTCTTTGAAATTCAGATATACGGTTCGAGCGCGTAAAATCATCTTGCGCTCGGTAAAATCTGTAAAGTAAATTACGAAACCTTTGAGACGTTGAAAGTCTAATCTGTTTGAGTATATTTTCCATTAGGAAGCTCAAACGTAAAAGAAAAGACTGGAGTCCAAAATTAAGCCTGTCTCTCGGAGACTCTGGCGAAGGGCAGTGGGTCATGACCATAGCTCTGTAACTCCTGGAAGATTGTTCAGGAGCGATTCGGTTGTGAATCGCCCTCACGGGGAATCCCCTTCGTTTACGGAGGGGAGGACATCAAGGATCATGTGACTTTTAATTGGGTACTTTTTTAGGGGCTTGTGGTCATTCTCAGGTTAAAAGATCCAGCAAGTGGAAATGTGGGCGCCCCTTTTTTTCGGGAGTAGGAATGGAAAAAAAATACAGAGACGCGGCTTTGATTACTCTGATTCTCATCCTTCTTTGCATCGGAGTTTTCTTAGCTGTGAGTGGGAGTGACCTTAGCCCTCCGACCTTGAGGCCAGTAGGTGAGCCACCGAGGTTTCCCTGAAAAAGTTACGAGATTTGTTTGATTACTTCCTCCAGTCCGTGTCATCCCAGGCTCCCTTGCCCATATTACAATCAACGCAGAGGATCTGTAGGTTGGTTTCATCTAGAGCTCGGTAAGGGTAGCGGTAACGCGGCTTGATATGGTCTACATGGATCTCAATTCCTTCTCCTTCAGCTCCGCAGGCCTCGCATTTGCGACCGCGTTTCAGCAGTACCTTGTACCTCAGAGTCCTCCACCGTTTGGATGAATAGAAGTCCGATCTTTTAGGCTGTGGCTTCACTCTGAGGATCCAAGCACCAGCTGATGTGGTAATCAAGATTAGGAGAAGTTGGTAAAGGTCCATGACAAAAAAAAACATACCCGAAAAAGAGCTGGAAAACGGACATTCTGATCAATGCTTTAAGCCGCAGTGCATTAGCGTCAGATGTGACAGCGAGTTTTTAAAGGGCTTCATGGTGGGTATCAAAACCCAGCTCGAGAAAATTACCGAGAGGATTGAGGAGCTTGAGAAGGGTTGGGATAGGGATGAAGGTTAAGGAACGTCTTGCAGCGGAATTTGCGGACAAGTCCATTAGAACAGACGAAGGGCCAGTCTTAAGCAATGTAATAGCGTTCCTTGCTGGCTTTGAGACCGCAAGAAAAATGGTGATTACTATAATGCATCGTGAGTATCAAAAAGAGACGTTGATACGGGAAATTACGAACTTAGGCGAGCAAAGGATCAGGACCCGAGTTTTGAGAGAGGATGCGGAGAATCCGTGACGATGTTTTAGTCTTTGTCAAAGTCTTCTAAATGATCCTCTAATCGTGACAAATACCCTCTCAGTGATCCTATGACTAAAGCCCAGTATTCGTCTGGACACTGAATGTTATTTGCGAAATCACACGCTTCGTTAACTGCCTGTAATAACATTTCTCTACATAATTTTTTTGCTTCTTTTTCTGAGTTCATGTCTCCGAAAATAACTTCAATTCTTTTTTTCATCTCAGCTCCCAAATTCCCAAATCTCCCCGTCCGGGGTTTCATCAATTGACTCTACAATGAAGTCTTCAGGCGCATGTGGCGCTTTGTATCTAATTTTGCTGAGTTCATCTTGTACGATGCTAGTACGTGTATCGCATCCGTATTTGAACCTAGGTAGTTTCTTGTCTGTCTCGAACGAGAATGTTTTAGGGTATTTGACGATTGTGATTTTCATGACTACAATTCCTTATACAAAGGCAATGTTTTTGCCAACTTTCCACATTCTAGACAAAAATTGCCATCTAGACCAAATCTATAGGGCTGATCAGGCTTGTTGCATCTATAACAAGGACCTAACCAATGATCTTTTCTCAACGTTTCTAAGCTTAATTTTTTTATATGTTCAGGCTAATTTAAATCGTTCATTAAATCCACTCTTGTGTCGAGTAATCGAAATACAGGTTTCGTATCAATGATCGGCATTCGGTTTGCTCAAGTTCGTTTCTCAAAAAGATCCGTTTGGAGTGGGAGAGTTGATCCACTAGCTTGGCTACTTGTTCTACTGGTTCAGATTCAATCAGGTTTAAATATTCGTCTCTTGTCATTTTTATCTCGCTTTCTATATCCATTATACCGTGCGGCATAAGAAAAGTAAAGAAGTCAGTAAGGGTATTTTTCAACCGATTCTGTGTACAACTTATGCTGTTTAGTAAATCGATTCTGGTTAGTTTACATGCTTTTACTTGTATGAATAGGTCGGGTATTGCAAGCTTTATTATTATGCGTTAATGATAGCTCATTATGAAAAAGAACACTTGTAGGCGTGGTCATGAATATACAGAAGAAAATCTGATAACCCGAGTCCGAAATCTAGATGGAAGAATAGAGAGAATCTGCAAGGCATGTGAGGCTCTTAGAGGAAAAAAGAAGCATGATATTCGTTTAAAAAAAGCAGGCAAGAAACGAGGAGAATGGGCATCACAATTAATGGACTCAAGAAGAGAATATCTTGAATGGAGACAACAAAACGACATGCCATTGCTTTGCAACAACAATCATTCCTTAACAGTGGGGACCATTCAAATACATGGGTCCGTTATTTATTGTGCAATTTGTAAAAATGAAGCGATTGTAAATAAAAGAGCCAGGATGCCTTGATAAAATCTTGACAGAGCCTGGCTGAACATCTAAGTTTTGATTGCTTAATAAAAAAACCAGATGAGTCGTTTATTCCATAAAACATCCCATCTAGTCAAACAAAAATCTTAAGCCGAGCATATTTGAGCCTCACTCGTAAACCAGGCAAATTTCTAGGGCTGGAAACGGTCCTCGTTACTTTGAAAGTGTTCAAGCTTGTGTGGGTTAGAATGGCCGAAGAAAGGCCTCCTCACGCTTAAAGGACCGCTCGTGCAATAGCAGGATGCGATCAAGTTGACGGGCAAGGGGCTAGAATGGTCTGGCGGCTTTCAGAGATGAAGGAATTTAATAGGGTCTGACAAGGCGAAAATTCTTCTCGAGGGTTCGTACTGAGTTTTTGAGTAATCAAAGATTGAGTTCTTCCCTCGAGGATAGTCGAGTGAGTGACTGCCATAGGCAACGAAGCATCTTGAGATGCACTCTCTTAGGGAATAAAAGCGGAATCCCTAGGTAGGGGAATCGTATGATTTTGTCCCTTGCCGCCCGCCCTCCCCCATAGTACGCTACCATTTTAGTTTAACTTTAGAGGGAAGGGACACCATGAGACCACGACACGAAATTGAGCAGGAATATACAAATATAGCCGCCCAATACGGCGACAAGCTATTCAAAGTCACAGTGCTTCAAAAGGAAATTGAGCAGCTTTTTATAAAGCTGGCCACCCTTAATCAAGAGGCTGCGAGCGCAAATAATGCAGCTCCTCAGGTGGATGTGTCGGTGGATATCCCAGTTATGGGCACTGATCCCGCTCAAGATGAGCACGAGATTCAGTAGGTGAAAGGATGTATTGCAATATTTTTTGGGTGTATTATAAATGTCAGATATGACATCCAAAAAACTGAATGTGAGAATGAAAAGTGGAGAAGTAGAGATTCATTTTGAAAATGGTGATGTCGCTATGATCGATAGGGAAGATTTAGAACTTTTTGCTTCAATGCGTTGGTATACAATCCAGGGCTATGGGCAAACTAAATATTTAAAAGCTAACATTATCAAAGAAAATGGAACTGATTCGACGATTGAATTTCATAGAATGATTATGAAATCATCTATAGAAGGATTCGAAATTGATCATATTAATAGAAATGGTCTAGATAATAGAAAAGTAAATCTTAGATTAGTAACCCATCAAGAAAACCAAACTAATAGGGCGAAAAATAGAAATTCTACGAGTAAATATTACGGTGTCTCATATGATAAGGAAAAAAAATCATGGGTTGCCCAAGCTCAGTGTAAGACAAATAAATGCGGCAGAAAAACGTTGGGGTATTTTAAATCAGAAGAGGACGCAGCCAGATATAGAGAACAAAAGATACAAATGGAACCAAATATATATTCAGGTCATAGGAATGGCACAGTATGATAGTAAGATGTGCTTATGATAAATTAGTTCCAATTTCTGAGCTCAAATTAAATAAAAATAATCGCAACATACACCCCAAGGAGCAAATAGAGCGCCTGGGCGGCATCCTGGCATTCCAAGGCTGGCGATATCCGGTCAAAGTATCCAAGCGTTCTGGAATGGTCGTCTCGGGTCATGGTCGAGTCGAAGCTGCTCTTTTTAATAAATGGGATACCGTTCCAGTCAATTTCCAAGATTATGATGACGCGGAGTCTGAGTATGCGGATTCAATTGCAGATAATGCAATAGCTTCGTGGTCAGAACTCGATCTTCTTAGCATTCAAATGGATGTTTCTGGACTTTCGACGAACTTCAAAGTCGATTTTTTAGGGATGAAAGATTTTTCGATTGTCGATCCAGAAAAGCTCGAGCCAGGATGTGACGAGGATGAGGTTCCTGAGCATGTAGAATCAAAAACAAAATTAGGTGATATCTATAAGCTCGGGAACCATAGGCTCATGTGTGGGGATTCAACGAGCATCGATGCTGTTGAGAAGCTAATGGCGGGTGAGAAAGCTGACATGGTGTTTACTGATCCGCCTTATGGAATTGATATTGTTCAGGGATCCTCCGTCGGAGGATCAAAACCTTTTGGATCTGTTGGCGGAGGAAAGCTCTGTAAAGTCGGTAAGTATTCTCCAATCATAGGTGACTCGACAACTCAAACTGCTATTGATTCATATAATTTGTGTGCAGGCTTAGGAATAGAAACATTAATTTTTTGGGGTGGGAATTACTACGCTTCAGCTTTACCTGATTCATCATGTTGGATCGTATGGGACAAAGAAAACACTGGTAACTTTGCTGACGCTGAACTTGCATGGACTAATAAAAAGACTGCGGTTCGAATATTCAAGCATATGTGGAATGGGATGATCAAGGCATCTGAGCATGGTTCAAAACGGGTCCATCCTACTCAAAAGCCCATCGTATTAGCCGAATGGTGTTTTGAAAATTCCGGCAATCCTAACACTGTTTTAGACCTCTTCGGCGGATCAGGATCCACCCTCATCGCCTGCGAAAAAACAAAGAGAAAATGTTTCATGATGGAGTTGGATCCAAAATATTGCTCGGTGATCGTAGAAAGATGGTGTAAATATACCAATAAAGAGGCATATTTACTTAATGGAAATGGGACGCAGACCGCGTGGTCAGAAATTAAGGCCATGGGCCAATGAAAAGGTCTACAGATACCAACACACAGTCATTGAAAAGAAGTGTATCGAATGTTCAAAAATATTTAAAGCGATCAGAAGACTTAAGTCTATTTGCTCAGAAGAATGTAAAAGTAAGCGAAGGAAAATGTTCAGACCTCCAACGTTTAGGGAGTGTGAGCAATGCGGGCTATCCTTTGGGCCATTGGATCATCTCAAGCAAAGGTTCTGTAAATATGAGTGTAAGGTCAAAGCTCAAACTACCGGTCGCACGTGCACTAGAAAAACAATTACAAAAGCTCGATCAGCTCAAAGTCTCCTTAGATATCACATTCAGGCCGGCAATATTGTTAGACCAGAAATATGTGAAAAATGTGGCATCAAAGGTAAAATTGAAGGAGCACATAGGGATTACGAAAGACCGCTTGATGTTCGGTGGCTTTGTCGCTCTTGTCACATACGATGGGATAAATCAAAACCAAAAGGCGTTACCTATCGAGTCGAACTGTAAATATTCAGGAAAAAAATCCGAGGTGATCCATGCAAGCACCTAAACGACGTCCAGGTCAACCGACGAAATATCGCGCTGATTTTCACTGCGATGATTTTATCAGATTGTCAGAGCAGGGAAAGACGTTCGCTCAAATCGCTAAGGAATGGAAAGTGGATCGGGATAGCGTGCTAGAGTGGTCTAAAACACATAAAGAATTCTCCGGCGCTGTAAAAAGAGGGCGTCAAATTGCTGAAGCTTGGTACATGGATTTAGGGCAAGCAGCGATGATTGGGCAGGCTTCCATGAACGGTCAGAAAATAAATATAAATGTAGGAATGTTTTGTTGGATGACGAAAAATATGTTCCGTTGGACAGACCGCGTCGAAACCACACCACAAATTGTGGAGCCAAAGCCAGAAAATCCTTGTAAACAAATGACGGACGATGAATTAGATAATGCGTAAACTCTTAACCATAAGGAGACGACAAATGGGAACTATTACAGAACAACATGTCCATGATATTTTCGACAACGCAATTAATCAATTGAGATCCTTAAACCCACCTGCCAATGAATTATCATCTGTGAAAATGAAACTCGATGAAGCCGAAGCTTTCACTAAAAAGAAATTGGTTGGCGAGTATCCTGATGATGAAAATGTGGCTAATCAAAATAAGGTTAAGCAGGATCAAATTGACGCCCAGAAGGCTCAAACTGCTGCTGATGAAGCTCAGCTACAAGGTGTAAAATCTCCACAGCAAGTTCAGAAGGAAAAGGAACAACAGGCCCAAGGACTGTCTGGGCAGTCACCGACAAATCCAGACGATTTTGGCGACGACCAATCATCGCATGAAAAACATCTTAAAAAAAAGCATTAGAAAGATTTCGGAGTTTTGTCAGAGGTACTGCGCCCCGAGTAAAGAGGAGATAATTGACTCACTCGTGGCCGGTACCTCGGCTTTAGAACTGAAACAGGGAGAATTCGTGGAATTGGCTCCGCTGCCTGGGTGCAATGGACCTTTTGTTTTGTCCGGGAATTCCTTGCCTGTGTTTGAATACACGGTGTTTGAGAAAAGGATTATGGAGTTTGTGAGGGTTAAGGTGGAGTTATCCAGGCCATCACGTATTCAATTCACATCCACCATTCAATCCACCACAGCACCGGAGCGTCATGGTGAATCGATTCCGATGAGGCACCCCTATAGGCAGCCATTTGATAGGTTGTCTCTTCATTTGTTCAGCTATTTCCCGCACTATGTTAGTCCTTCAAAGCGGCATGCGGATCCACAAACGATCGGAACAAAAAGGGATTAGAAAATGAGCTTAATTTCTCTGCTTGTTACTTTGATTTTGGTAGGGCTGCTGCTTTACGTGATCCAAACGCTTCTGCCCATTGACCCACGCATTAAGCAGATCATTTCTGTCCTTGTGGTTATTTTTCTAATCCTTTACGTGCTTCAGGGTTTTGGGATCTTGGGTGGCAGCAGACTAAGGATAGATTGATGTCGCTTCTTAAAAAGTTTAAAACCAAAGCAATAGTCCCAGATCTCAAGTTATATGTCGGCCGGGTGCTCACCATACCAGGTGAGCCCAAGCCTATTATGATTGAAACCGTACAAGGCAACCTGGGCATGAGCTTAGGACACGAGAATGCTAGGCCCACGTTCTATGAGATCAATGGTAAGTACCTAATCGGTATGCTGAGGTTCCACGCCCAAATGTGCGGTGACCATTCGATTACAGAGCAGCAATTCCTAGACTTTGAAAACATGGAGATGAGTGCAAAAAAAATGGACCCAAAGGAAAAGAAAGAATCATGAAGGCTGCAAAAGTTGAAGTTGAGAAGGCAGTTGGTCACCACATCCCGCAAGGATTATTTTTCAGCGGAATTGCGCGGTCTGTTGAGGCCTATGATAATCAAGGGTTTAGAAATTTCCGGGTGCTGACACTCCATATAAAAGACGGCATTGTTGAGGACATCAAGTATTCAGATCCTTACGCATCCTACGAAGCCATTGCCAGGTTAGAACTCTGGAATGAGCTCTCTGTTCATAATTTAAACAATAATTGGAAACCTGGTGCGACTTTATCCAAGTGAGGCATTATGTGGGAAATACCAACTAGCGTTTTTCTTGTGTGCGTAACATTCCTTTTGAAATTAAGTTATGACAAACATATTATTGATGAAAAAAAAGCCTTATTTACAGAGGAAATGGCTGCAAGCATGACGGACATTTTCGAGAAGCATGAGAATTTGTCAGCTGATTTTTCTGAGGTGAGGAAAAGGGTTGATGTGCTGACTCTCAAGGCTGGGTTTAACTTATGAATGATGATCAGTTGAATCTTTTGAAGTACGCCTTGGATGACATCTTGCTCGATTCCTATAAAAAGGGAGTGATTGAACTCGGTGAAGCCCTGACCTACCAACTCGTTCTGGAGATGAAGGAACTGAATCAAACCCTGGAAGATATTGCATGGCCATCCCAAAGCAATTCACGCGGGAAAACTTAACCCGAGAGCGTTGGGAAAGGGGCAGGCTTAGTTACAAATTCCACGACGGACAGCGTAAGATCGAGGCAGCTTTTGC